AGGAGATTGCGGAGAGAAAGCTTCCGTATATTATCCGGCGTCAGCTCCCCAACAATATGTCTGAGTACTGGAGTGTGCAAGAGATGGAAATTATGTGGTAGATAACTAATGGCTGCAAATAAGGGACTGGAAGGCCGAATTAATCAAATCGCATCTCGTCCAACGGATCCCGACATTGAAGCGCAGCGGGATCGGATAAGAACTGCAGAAGAGATACAATCCAGTCGCGATGGACCGGCGCTTATGACTTTTATTGATAGAATAGTGACAGAAGGTGCAGCAGGTCCAGCAGGATATCACGCGTATAGGGATGCCGTCAATCTCCATGTTAGGATTGAGCGGACAAGGGAAGAGTCCCCAGGACAGGTTGACGCCATGGCTAGGGATCTTACAGTGAGTGAGACAATGAAAGACTTAATCAAATCGTTGAAGATGTGGGCGGAATGGGAGGAGAGCGTGGCGAACCCCCGTCGTTTTCAACTGTTGGGGGCTCTTTCATCTATGAAGAAATTGCCTGGCACAACAACTTCGCATCCAACGGATGCGAAGACGGGAACCGTACTTGAACGGAATGCGGCGGGTGGACCCACTGCTCTGATTGCGCAAATGATCGGAAACCGCAAGGATGGGTCGGCTCCTCATATCCACACCACTCGGCCACCTGCCGGACCTCCTGTCTCCGACCCAGATGACCTGTATGCTGGCAGGCGTCGTCGCACTCGCCGACGCAGGCGCCGGTACACTCGGCGTCGTTGATTACTTGACAGCAACCACTTTTTGAATGTACTCATTGCTTACTGTCCTGAAAGTTTCGCCAGATCCTCGGCTGACGGAGGAAACAAGAGCAGTGGGGGAACCTCTGCTGGAGGATTCAGCATATGGGGTGTGTCGTGACCTGTCATCTTCATTGCCTGCGCCAGGTCAATAGACTGCGAAGGAGTAAATCGAGCATTTACCTTGGCAATGTCTGAGCTGATCTTTTGTTTGAGTGGATCTCCGGGAGCCATTAAATACGCAAACGCCACAATCACTGCAAGTACAAGTGCGAGGAGTACGTACTTCGAGGTCGACTTCTTCATTGTTCTTCGGGCAGACAAGAAAAACGGAACTCCAGGCTTGTAGACAAGAAGAGTACAATGGATTTCCCTATTCCGGTGCGATGTTATACGTGCAATCTTCCGATCGCAGGTAAGTGGACGACGTTTCTTGGACTGGTGGCAAAGTATCGTAAGCAAGATGGTCGCCCGGAGAAGGACGATTTAGTGTATCTTACCAAGACGACTAAGATCACGGCTGAGGGGAGGGCTATGGATGATCTTGGTCTTACTCGGGAGTGTTGCCGGCGACACTTCTTCACGCACCCCGGCGTCTGAGAGACAGTCTTTGCAATAGAGTCTTCGAGATACCTGAGTACAGTCGGGAGTGAAACAATGATAGATTTCTGGAATCCGAATCCTAAGTTTCACCGGCTCCATTTCTTTTTTACCTAAAGAATAAGAGTAAATGTCCTCGTACAGCGAATACTTGGGGCGCTACAAACAGAGAATGGTCACCATCACAGACACCCGTCCCCGTCGCGATGCGGGACACCAAACAGAGATCGTCAGACGTCTGGCGGCATCGGGTAATCTGGAGACACGGGTTGCAAATACTGCCTGTGCCCTGGTTCTGAATGCACCCTCTACGGCATCGGCTTCCACCTTCCTTCACGGAGGCGGACACACCGTCCAGGATGCCCCGATGTACACTGAATACACGGCCGGACAGGCGGTGGCCCAGGGTGAACTACGCCAGAACGCCAAGGCTTCATCCATCACCAATACGATGCCTTGTCTGTCGACATCAGCTCTCCCTGAAATCAATGACAGGATAGCTGCCGATCCGACTGGCTTTGGTGCAATCTACAATGCCAGGCAGCTTGGAGAACAGGGATACAAGACGTGTCTGGTCTGTGGTGCTCTCCGCAAACCTCAGCTGGCAGGTGAGTGTAACTGCCGGTTGACTTCAGCACAAGCCGCTGGACTGAAGAGTACCATTCAGTGGCCGCATACGGCGGATCGTAACGCTTAAACATCTGGGTTCAGATGTAATTATGTTGACAGTCTATACATATCTAATCGAAAAACCACCCGATTGCTACGACATGTCTAAACTTTCCTTAGATGATGGATTTTTAGACACGATCAAATCGATTACAGAGCATCAAAAGACAGGTACTCTTTGGCTGGGATACCTGGAAGGCTGGATGCTCACTCCTCACGAGGAAGTCATTCTTCGCAAAGCGATTCGTCAGTTTCACTGTATTGTTGTAACTCGTTTTCCATTGTCGTTTTCACATGCCTGGAAAAACGAAATCGATTGGGTCTACACGAACGGGGAGGACAATGGATCACCCAACTCTCACGACAATGGTTGTTTTGTACACGATGGGAGTGCGTCTTAACACGGATGTTCTTGCCCACGACTTGCCGTTAACACCCAACATCATCAAGATTGAGAAGCAGGGCGTTGTGAAGCGCGGATCCTCAAAGCGAGATCTCATCAAGCGACGTGCAAAGACAACACCCCCAAAGAGGACGACTGGATTTGGACATAACTCGATTACGCTGGTCGTGATGTCAGATGGCGATGGCTCTCTTCTTCGCAAGGAAATTACGGTGAAAATCTTCCAGAACGGCGTGTTTCATATCACGGGCGTTCTGGATGAGAAGTATGATCGGAATGTTACGAGTGTTCTGAAGGAGCACATCACCACTCACTGTCCAGCGGCGGTGATCTCAGGTGAGTGGACGGATGTGCGCCGAGTGGTGCTGATGAACTACAAGACCAAGTTGGTGGGAAATACAAATCTGTCACGTGACACGCTCTATGCGTCTCTCCGTGGAAAGGGCGTCACGACTGTGTATGAGCCGGCAGTGTATCCCGCAGTTAAGATTTACTTTCCAGAGACCAAGTGGATTGCAAAGGTGTTTCGGACGGGTCAGATCATTCTGACCGGGATGACCACTCATGAGGAGTGTGCGTCTCTTGTGACTCAGTTAAAGCCACTCCTCTTAGTATAAGTATGCCCCAAACTCTTCGTGAACTCACGCCTGTCGAAGTTGCTGCCGGTGTGCGTGGAATCAATGACCAAGATTTGTCTGCAACGCAGATCCAAGCCCTCGTTCGGAATATGGATACATCCAAGCAAACGTGGCAAGCCCTAAAGGGAGACAAGCTGGCGTATGAGGAGAAGCTTCAGAAGGAGAATGAAGTCTTGTACTTCAACTACCCTTCTCTTTTTCAAATGCACGCAGAGGATCGCCTGGATACAACCTTTTTTGAAATGCTCGCCTTGAAGCGGAAGATTGAAAAAGGTGAGATCACGCCGGAGGCAGCCACCCAGGTGATTGGTCAGAAGCTATCTCAGAGATACGTTCCTGGAATGCCGGCTCAGGCTCCGACAATGTCATACGAAGAGTTTTACAAGCAGAATCGATAGAGTTCCAGATTACGTAATTGTCAGTCTTCTTGCAGATCAGCAGGAAATACGTGCGAAGCTCATCCCACGTACAGTCGCTCATTGCGTAGCACCTCATACGATCAAATCCAAGAGCATCAAGCTTTCCACATAAGTCTTCTTTGCTCATACTGTTCTCCAGCACTACAAAGTCATTTCCGACGTCTGCAAAAAGGGACCTAAGTTCATCTTTGCACTCTAGAACCGTGCTGTACCCAAGAATGCAATACTGCTTCTTGACATCAAAGTTCAGGATTGTGTTTGCATACTTTTCCATAAATCCAGGACGCTTCCAGATCTTTTCCCACGAACCGTGATCTTCGAATGCTCCCAGCTCACGCATCCGATCGTCGATCTTGTATACCGCATACGCCTGCGGTACAATAAACTGAGGACCGAGACGATTGATCTCTGAGTTGCGGATCAGAGAAAAGTTATTCCAACCATCGTTCATATACTGGATATACGCCAGCTTGTGGACGCGCGCCATCTTGGTCTTGATCGCTGTGCGCAGGATCAGTTCCTGGTCGTCGCAGATTGGCAGGTATTCCGAGTAGTTTCCAATTTCATTTAGAACCGCCCGCTTCCAAATACGAGGGTGGTTGGGGACACCGACGATGTGGCTAAGGGAGACATTGTTGATATTGGGCGAGGAAATGACGTTCACCCACACTCCCTGGTACTTCTGACAGTAATATCCCGCATATCCCAGACCAAAGTGATCGCCGTACGTATGAGGGGTGCGGTTCTCATACAGGTGCGCCGTATCCATATACACAAATCCAACGTCAGGATCTGTCTCAAATGCCTTTACCGCGTCGGCAAAGCAGTCGGGAAGGATCTCATCGTCGTGATCGAGCTCCAGGACATACTTGCCGCGACACATCGAGACGGCCTCATTTTTTACGTTACCAATGTTCCCACTGTTCTTGGCACGCTTATACAGACGGACACGGGGATCATTTCCAACCAGACCCCTCAGAAACTCAAAGTGCTTGTCATCGGGCGAATCATCTAGCACAACCCACTCCCAATCACGCATCACCTGATTCTTGAGGCTCTCGTAGGGACGGAGAAACTTCTGATACGAGTTGTAGCAGGTGGTAAACGCAGAGAACACTGGCCGGGTCATCTCGTGGGGAAGTAGAGATGTGTGGATGTAGCAGTAGTTCACTCCACGATTGAAGGCTTCAATGTCTTCAATTTTTGTGAGGTGAATCCACCTCAGTCGCATCCGGTTCACTAGATTGTTCATAGATCCATAGTACTCCTCTTCGCTGTTTCCATATGTGGCCAAAATGTGATAATTGCAGTCAAACATCTTCAGCACATCCTCTAGATTGGATGTGAAGTTCAGGGTACAGTTTAGCTTCTCTTCGTTCACGCTGAGAAACGTATCGATTGCCGAGTATTTTTCATCCCGAAAAAAAAGAACGTTTGGATATTTCATTGTCTCTACCTAGTTTGTTGTTATTTCTCTTTAATCGCTTACTCCTTGAGTTCCTTACGAAGGTCAGCCAGCATCTTGCCCAGTACATTCTTGCCAGGCCACTTTGTCGGGTCGTTCGCCTTGGATGTGTCTGCAGATGTCCCAATACCCCAGTACTTGTCACGAGCCGATGCCTCACCAATCGGCTTGACTCCGGTTTCCATCAGCTTCGTCTTCAGGTCGGGGTGTTGCATGAACTTTGCCTTCACGCCCGTGCGCATCACACCATCCTTGACCTTGTCCCACACCTCCTTGTCAAAGTCCTTGACCTTCTTGCCGAGCGACTTGACCGCCTTCGGAGAGGGTGTCTTCAGGATCTTGTCTGCAATAAACCCATCACCGAACTTCTTTGCCTTCGACCACTGGAAGTAGTGCTCAACAGTCGGGAAGGTGATTGAGTCCACCTGGAAGGGCGCCTCGTACATATTGGACAACCCACGCCATTCGCCCTTTCCTTCGTCGGCACCGAAGAAGAGGACCGGCTTTTCACCTCCACCCTCGATGCGAGCTGTACTGATCTTCTTTGCGCGAGGCTTCTTGACCTCTGCCGGTGCTTCCTGCTCAGACCGGGCATCCTTCTGTTCGCGCTTGGCACGGATCTTGTCGCGAATCTCCTCAAACTTTGCCTTCAGCTTCTCAACCTCCTCCTCAGTGACATAGTCAGGTGCGGCATTTGACTTCTTGCTGTTCTCAAACGCCTCGTCCCACGCCGCCTTGGCCTTCTCAAGCTTGTCATCCAGATCCTCGTCGGCAACCGGGATTTCAACCTCCTGCTTCTTCTCCTTGACCACCTCGCCCCGTTCAAAGACGAAACTGCGATGGAGAAAACTGAATGCCTGGTGCTCTTGGGAGAGCACAATGTTGTTCTGTTCCCCGTAGTGGTCATTGAACATCGTACTGCCGACCAGGTTGTAGCCGTGCTTCTTCAAGACCTCGACCATCTTGTCAAACGGCACCAGGTACTCCTTCTGGGGCTGCTCAAAGCTCTCCAGATGCACAGACACGGCATTACCAAACGTCTCTGACCAGCCGGTGCCATCGTCATACTCCTTGACAAACTCGCCAAAGACTTGGGTT